TATAGAAGTGGGTATGCCGTGGATCCTAATTATGCGAATAAATTAATTGCCGTTATTGAGGCATATAACCTTTCACAATTTGACACAGTATGATTCAATCTATTTCTAAAAACAAATTAGAGGAAATTGGTGGCGAGTCGGGATTTTACATTCCTATGATCTCTACCCCTGAAATGAAGGTCAAGGATCACGCATTTCCGATTTTATTGGTATTCTACGAAGATTATTTGACAATTCGTGTGGCTGTGGATAGTGCGGAAGTGTTGACATCTATTGTTCTTTCGGGAGATGAGCAAACAGATGAATACGAGACCGCTGAAGATTATGTAGAAGAGACGAATATTTATCCGAGTGCGATTAGTGCTGTTACCCTGACAGGACAAAAGGACGAACCATATTTTGTAATTTTAAGCGGAGTTGTAAATCGGAGTATTCCTTTTGAGAATTACGATGACGCTGTTTCTGTGAAAGCATATATTCAGGCTTGGCTAAGTGGAAAAGCATAAGAAAAATTATCTCAAAACTTTCTACCCCAAATGGGGATCAAACGATGTACTACCCTGTGAGCGATGCAATAACCCTGGTCATGATGTACACCACATAGATGGCAGATGGTGCGAAGATTGCGACAACCCTGAAAAGCTAATGTTGCTGTGTAGGGGTTGTCACGCTCGCTATCACGATGGGGTAGGAATTACAAGGGAAGAATTGAGCGACATACATCAAAAGTTTATGAAATGGAGACTAAGAGTCAACAGCAAAAATACCCTGTATTTAAAAAGAAATTAGTTTTTAGTGATAAGTTTGAAATGCAGCGTGTAAGGGTTGCACTTATAAATGCCATTTTTGAGAAGAAATTGGCAAATCGGGAAATTGATTACTTAGCGTATTATTTAGCATTAAGCGGTGATATTGTAGATTTAGGAGGGCGATTTTCAGCAACAGCTACCGAGATTGTTAAAAAGCAGATGGGGGTGACATCTCAAAGGATGACGAACATTAAGAAGGGATTAAAGAAAAAGAATTTAATTATTGAAAAAGATGGCAAAGAAGAAATCATCCCGGAACTCCACCCGAAGTCGCAAGAAGGGGCGGGATTCATCATCGGACTCCAAGTTTCTATTGGATCTGGAGAAAACCAAGATGTATCGGAGTAATGAACGGGTGTTTGATAAATTCTTTCGTGAGTTAGCGAATATTGTACATGATAGAGAAAATATATCATTAATCGATTTAGGGGATTTAGGCATTATTAAGCCTAATGTAAAGAAGGCAGTTGGAATGTATTTTAAACACCAAGAGCTGTTAGATCAAGGCAAGATAAGCCAAGAAACTTTTGACAAATACCAAAATGTAGTGATAAATGTACTCAAATATGCTAATATTTCATTGGATAGCGGAAGTGATTCACAACACGAGGTTTTGGGCGTACAACACCCGGAGCGAGACTCGGAAGAATAGTTTTATTGAAGTGATGCTTTTGTTTGTGAGTTTGGAAACGGAGATGGCTGCGGTTTTTACAGGTGTTACAGGAGAGAAAGTTAATTTAATAAATCACGATATTAAAACTTTCAAATACACGCAAGAATTTTTTAAGAAATTAGCTGAACGCTTAGGTAAAGAAGATCCTCCGAAAGAATTATCTCACATTACTAATCGCTTAATCGACCTATGTTATCAAAGCCATGCCAAATTATCGATGAAATAAAAGCGGATTTTCAGATGCTTTTGTTTGAGATCAAGATGAATGGAATACGAAGCGGATTAAATAAAGTATACCAGGTTTTTATTGCCTATGTGCGCTATGTGTTCTTTCCGCTGCTTCCTGTTTATGTACAAGAACAGATTGTAAAACGGCATATTGATGCAAAATGTAGTCATCTGAAGAGGTGTCAATCGTGTGGCTGTAAGATGCCTTTTAAGTTGTATGCCGAAGGATCGTGTGGTGAGGATTGTTATTTGGAGTTTATGAACAAAGTTGATTGGTTAATTTATAAAAAGAACAACAATGTTACATTTAAGGGTAAACGATTTCGAAAGCGTTTTTGATGTAGGCGATGCTCAGGTCAATCAACCCCTGAAACTACAGTTCCATTTGCCGGAAGTGTTTAAATCCGCAAAAGGCACTTGTGGCTGCACCACGACAAGCATTTCAAATGATACGCTTGATGTAGTATTTATGGCAAAGCCTCATGAACGAAATCAGGTAGTTCGCAAAACAATCAAATTATATCGACCAGATGGTGAGGAGGAGAAAATACAATTTAACGCAACAGTAGTATGAGAGCATTAGACATACATGAAGGTCGTGTAATTCCAACACCGGAGGCTTTGGCTGTTCCGGTGATTGCGGCTTTATACAGTAGGGATAAAAGCAAGAAAAAAGAGCGGGCGTTCGATGAATTGTGTTATGTGGTTTTTATGACTGATCCAAGAAAGGCAAATCCGTATATGGGTTTGAATTTAGAGGAGCGCAAAGATAAGCTCACAAAGGAGGTTTTGTCTAGCAAAAACCCCGATAAATTGGTGGATGAAGCAGTTAAATGGTGGCAAGAGTATTGGAGTCGGAACATTCCTGAGATCGAAGTGTGGCAAGATGCGCAGTCTGCTGCTACGTCTTTAATGGACTATTTAAAGAATGTAGATTATGATGAGCGTACGAAAGGGGGTAGTATGGTACACAACCCAAGCCATGTTGCTTCCACTCTTGCTAAAGTGAGTGACATTCTTCAGCAGTTAAACAGTTTAGGTAGAAAGATACAAGAAGAAGCTTTTGACATCATTAAATCACGGGGCGGTCGTGAAATAAATCCACTAGAAAGATGACATTAAAAGAACAGAATGCAATTCTTCAGCAAGAAATTAAGTGGCTTACTGCGGAAGTTAAGCAAGTTAAAGACGAAAATAACAAGCTGCGTATTCGGCTTGGGAACATACAAGAGATATGGCATGATGTGCAAATTATCTTCCCGATTGTCCTTCAGATGTTGAATGTGTTTAAAGGAAAGTTTGTGATTTGGACATTGATTTTTAACGCAGGGTTCTTTATTACCAGCTTTAAAAAGATTAGAGACACCGTTTTTGAAAACCAAACAGGGGATGAACTCAATCCGAAACAAGGATGGGCTATGGATAAACAGTAATGTTTTTCGTGAGGAGGCTATCCATTACGAGAAGTATGGTTTTTACTGCCCCGATCCGTATCTGTCTTATGGATGGAAAGAGTATTGGGACGAGCAGAGACGAAGATGTCTTGAAGGCTATGAGGTAGGTGGCGTTAAAATTACGGGCAACCATTACGCATATCTGAACTTCTGTGAGATTTATGATAAAAGTGCAGGTCAGTCAAAGTTTCCTGATTTTTGGGATGGAGACTTTGACTTTTTTTGGTTTTTAGACATTGCACGATATGGGATCAAAGAATCCGAACTAAAGAAACTGCATTTAGAAGCAACGCCTACACATCTTGAGGGGAATCGCCATTTTATGATGGCAAAGTGTCGTCAGCGAGGGTTTACATGGAAGTTGGCAAGTATTGCTTCTAACACTTTCAACCACCTGCGGAAAACACAGACGCTTCTTGGGGCATACGATAAGGGTTACTTGTATAAGGGAGGTGTATGGGATAGAACATTAGAGTGTCTTAACTTTGTCAACACTCACACGGGATGGAAATTCGGAAAGGCTAAAAGCGATAGTGCCTACCAAAGAAAGGGATTTGTAGAATATGTAGATGGTATTCCAGTAGAAGGTGGGTTTCAGTCTGAGTTGTTTGCTGTTACCTTTCATCAAACAGCTTCCGCAGCACGGGGAAAAGTTCCATACTATGTGATATTTGAGGAGGCAGGGGAATGGCCAGGTCTTGACTCTGCATACATGGCAACACGACCTGGATGTGAGGAAGGAGGTAAATTAACTGGTCAAATTATAGTTGGTGGCACAGGTGGAGATATGTCTAAGGCTTCTATTCCTTTTTCAGATATGTTCTATAATCCAGACGCTTACAACCTGTTAGCGTTTGAAAACATATGGGATGATGATAGTGGCGAGGGGAAGTGCGCATTCTTTTTTCCAGAGAATTTGTGCAATAAAAGTTTCATGGACGATATAGGAAATTCGTTTATGGAAGAGGCAAAAGAATTTGAATTAGAGGAGCGCAAAAAATTGATGGTGGCATCTGGCGGGACTGTATCTATGGCAAAGAGATTGTCTGAGCATCCTTTAAAACCATCAGAGGCATTCTTAGTCGATTCAGTCAACGACTTCCCTGTAGAACTACTGCAAGCCCAACTATCGAAAATACGTTCGTCAGAAAAGCTCTCTCGCTTAGGTAAAGTTTATGAGTTAAAATACTTAGAAAATAAAATTGTTGCTGAACCGGATTTAAAAGGCAAGAAAACACCGCTTGTACATTATCGGCAAAAGAGTTTAGATCAATCTGGCGCAGTTGTAATTTATGAATTGCCTCCTCCAAATCCACCACCGGGACTTTATTTTATTGGATACGACCCTTATCGCCATGATAAATCACAGACAGATTCATTAGGATCGTGTTATGTATGGAAGGGGTATCAAGAATATTCGGCAACAGGTGATACGATTGTTGCAGAATATGTAGGTAGACCTAAAACGACAGATGATTGTGATGAAATTATACTGAGGCTGGCAAAATTGTACAATGCGCAAGTGATGTACGAGAATGAAGTTTTAAATACTAAAACTTATTTTACCTACAACAATGCATTAGATTTCTTGGCTTTAGAACCAAGTAATATTATTTCATCTATAGTACCAAACAGTAAAGTAGATAGAAAGTTCGGTGTGCATATGAGTCCCAAAATTAAGGAGGCTTGTGAAAAGTATGCAAAGCGTTGGCTCCTGACACCCAGGGGTACACGAGAAGATGGAACTAAAATACTGAATTTACACGTTTTATATAGTATTGGTTTGTTAGAAGAGTTAATTAAATATAACAGGACAGACAACTTTGACCGAGTTATGTCCTTTTTTATGGTAATGATTGCGATTCAAGACAATGATAGTAAAAGCCGTGAAACGCAAAGTAGGGAAAGTAAGGTCATAGATCAGTTGCTTAATATGTCTAAATATAAAAAATGAGGGCGCAAGAAGAAATAAGGCTTACCCAACGTCAGAAAGACGAAAATGACTATGCTTGGTATAAACAGAACATCAAAGCACTAGATCATCGTTCCTTTGAAGGCTATAATTATTTTGGGTACACTTCGACATGGTACAAAGATAAGATAAATTATGACTTGTACCACAATAAAATTAATCGGGCAGATTTTGAATATGTATGCAAACCTTGGGGGGATTCTGTTAGCGAAGATATGCCAGCTGAATTGGTAAACAGGGACATCTGTTCGGGTAAGATAAATGCGATTATTGGATTGGAAATGCAGCGTCCTTTTTCCTATCAAGTAGTTGCAACAAACAAAGAAGCAACTACACGCAAGGAGAAGAAGGAGTTTGAGTTGATCCAAGATTATGTGATGGAGCAGATTATGACTCCTATTCGTCAACAACTCCAACAGCAAGCGCAGCAGGTAATGCAACAAGCCCAAGAGCAGGGGCAAAATTTAGAAGAATTAGAGCCGCAAATAATGCAGCAAATGCAAGAGCAAGAAGCGGCTATGACACCACCCGAGGTAAAAAAATACATGGCTCGCCAGCATCAGGATGTAGCAGAGTTACTTGGAAATCAGATACTTAATTATTTAAAGCAGAAAGAAAGTATTGAAGACAAGTTTAACAAAGGTGCATTACACGCAGCCATTAGTGCTAAGGAAGTATATTGGATTGGCGAGGTTAATGGAGAGCCTGTACTAAAAGTGGTCAATCCATTGACCTTTGACTTTGATAAAAGTCCCGATGTAGACTACATAGAGGATGGCGAATGGGCAGTGGCTGAATATAGAATGACTCCGACTGAAATTATATCAGAGTTTGGGGATGAACTAAAAGACGATCAGATAGATCGGGTGTACAGTTTTTCGTACAACTATGAAAACAACATGAATTATTTCCAAACAGAGCCAACAGATACGGCTTTTAGTGGAAATACGATTCGTGTGTTGCATTGTACTTGGAAAGCCTTGCGCAAATTAGGCATTTTGACCTATGAGGAAAATGAGCAGACCCTGAAGAAATATGTAAGCGAAAACTATAGGATTGATAAGTCGAGAGGCGATGTGTCAATCAAATGGCTATGGGTTCCCGAAGTACACGAAGGATACCAAATTATGGACGACATTTTTGTAAGGATGCGTCCTGTTCCTAATCAACACAAAGACATCAACAACATTTACCATTGTAAGTTGCCTTACGTTGGTGCAGTATATGACAATACAAACTCTGTACTCACCTCCTTTATGGATAGGCTTCGTCCTTATCAGTATCTTTATAACATTCTGTGGTATCGAATGGAACTTGCCATTGCACGAGACAAGGGTAAGAAGTTTGCGGTGGACATGAATGCCATTCCGCTTAATCAGAATCTTGACCTACCTAAGTGGCAATACTACATCGAATCTGATAGTATCATCTACCTTAACTCCAAACAAGAGGGGGATAGGTTTAATCCGCAGGGTATTGCTCAGTTTGTCAAGGAGGTAGATATGACAAATACCTCAGACATTGCTCGTTACCAGACCCTGCTGAGTTACATTGACCAACAAGCTGGAGAATCCATCGGAGTAACCAAAACATTGGAAGGTCAAATCCAAGAAAGGGAGGCAGTCAAGAATGTCAACCAAGCCTTAAATCTTACCTCAAATAAATTAGAGGTGTTCTTTAGTAAGAGGGCAAAAGTAAAGCAGAACGTTTTACAGGCTTTGATTGAGTCTGCTAAAGTAGTGTATACGCAAGAAGACCCCGTGGTGTTGTCTTATATCTTAGATGACCACACCTACGCTTATTTAAAAGTCGATCCTGTACTATTGGCTAATTCTTCGTATGGTATCTATGTGAGCAACTCAAGAAAGATTACGGAGATTCGCCAAACTGTAAATGAAATTGCAAAGTTTGGAATGCAGTCCGGTTCAATAGGAATGTCGGATATTATCAACATTATGCGACAGGATTCGCTCATTGAAGCAGAGGAATTATTGAGAAAGTCTGAACGAGAAAAGCAGGAGCAAGAACAGCAAATGCAGCAGCAACAAATTCAGGCGGCTCAAGAAATGGAGCAGCAAAAACATCAGATGGAGATGCAAAGGTTGCAGTTTGAGCGAGAAACTAAACTAATGGAAATTGAGCGCAAGGGTGAGTGGGATTTGAAAAAGCAGATTGTATTCTCGTCCGGTTTTGCGGAGGAGGGAGATTTAAATCAGAACAATATTCCCGACACCTATGAGATTGGAAAGCAGTTATTAGAGGAACGAAAGTTTGAACACCAAAAAGAGGTTGACAAACGTAAATTAGACATCGAAGAAAAGAAAATAGAGCAAAAAAAGGCAGAAAAACAAACGAATAAATAGAATTTATTTACAAATTGAAACTTTTTTTATATAAAAAATTGTTATGAGCAAAGAACAACCAAACACTATCACATGGGATGACGATGATCCGTTAGCAGGATTTCTTATAACGGAAGAAGAAACCCCACAAACTCCGCAAGAGGAGACACAGGAAGAACCGCAAGAGGAACCACAAGAGGAACCTGAAGACAATGAGATTGATACTGAAGATACTCCTACTGCTGAAGTTGAGGAAAATTCGGAAGAAGTTTCAGAAGACGAGGAAGACGAGGAAGAAGAAGTAGGACATAGTGCTGCGGCAAAGATGCTTCATGAACTTGGAATCATTGATTTAAACGATGATGAAGAAGTTGATGATGTAGTGCTGCAAGAAAAGATTGAAGGCAAGATACAGCAAGCGGTATTAGAGCAATTTAACGAAATGGCTAATTCGCTTGATCAGGATTCGTATAAACTTGTCGATTATTTGTTGAAAGGAGGTAGTTGGAAAGACTTTCAATCGCTGCGTCAGCAAAGTGCATCCAAACAATTTACGATGGAAACAGAACAAGACCAACGTAAATTTTTGGAATACTACTATACGCAGATTGAAGGCAAGAGTGCAGCACGAGTTAAGAGAGAACTTGATTTCCTGGAAGACGAAGGATCGTTGGAAGAAGAAGCCACGGAACTTTATTCCAAGTTAGAAGCTGCCGAAAGCCAACTTATCCAACAGGAGATTGAACAAAAGAAGCAGCAACAACAGCAACAAATACAAGCGGCTCGTGAACGTGAGCAAATGGTTGCGAATCATCTGAAAAAGACAACTGGATATAACGATATCGGATTGTCGGCACGAGATAAAAAATTGATTGAACGGGACATTTTAAAGAAAACGGAATACAACAAGGAGACTAAAAAGTATGAAACAAAACTTACGCAAATGCTCCGAGATGCGTTTTCTGATCCTGATAAATTAATTGCTTTAGACTATGTTTTGCGAAATGACTTTAAGCTTGACATTGTAAAGAAGAAAGGAGCGACAGAGGTCATCTCAAAAACTGAAAAAGATTTACAAAGAAAGACACCGCCACGAAGTAAAAAATCTGGCGCATCAAAAACACAAGTCCCACTTTGGGAACAAATGGATAGAAATCGATAAATTATTTAACTAAAATCAATTAACCAATGGCTTCAGTAGGAATTAAAGACATGGTGATTCGGAAAATGCAATGGCATTCGAATCATACTGAGTTGAACCACTTGGGTCGTGCTTTAGTCGCAAAGCCGGAGATGATGTATGATAATATGCAAAAAATCTTCTCTGCTTATCGCTATAGTGAAAACCCCCTCTCAGTAATCTTAGGTGGCAAGTCAGAACTTGTCATCGACAAATCAGAATGGGAATGGATGCTCCGTGGTGCATCTGAACGCCCTGCCTTGATTATGGAAAACACCCTTACGAGTGGCGCAGCAGCAGGTCTGAACAAAACTCAGTTCACCCTGAAATTTGCTGAGAATCGTTTCGTAGCTGGTGATGTAATCTATCCCGGTACGCTTAACAAGAGTTATCAAGTTCGTGTACAAGCAGACCCAACTCGTCATGGAGCTGGATGGCTTTACACAGTAGTTGGAAACTGGGACGACAAAGCAATGTTCATCCCTGCCAAGTATCTTGAGCCTAACACAAAGTGGGTAAAGCTGTTTTCAGTATACGAAGAAGGATCAGAGCAGTCTGGTTCAACTGACTACAGTATGCCAATGCACCTTGCTTCACGCTTGAGCCGTATCCGGAAGCACTACAAAGTAACTGGAGATGCTGCTCGTGAGGTATTGGATGTAACTATGATTGGCGAAGATGGTAACAAGTACAATGGTTGGATTAAGTATGCAGAAGCAGAATTTTACTACCAGTGGTATCGTGAAATTGAGCGTCTTCGTTGGTACAGCCAGTCGACTACTTCAGTTCCCGGTTCAACAGGCCGCCCGACTCGTCAGGGCCCCGGTATCCTTGAGCTTCTTGAGAAGTCGCACACTTACACTTACAGCACTGTAAGCGCACAGCTTTTCGAAGACTTTGCAAGCGACATCTTCTACGGACGTATTGCCCCAGGCGCACCAGCTCGTAAGTTGCGTGTAGGTACTGGTGAAATCGGAATGCGTAACTTCCACCGTGCGATCAACGATCGTGAGAAGTCCAATGGCTTCCTTCAGGTAACTGATGACATCAACCTTCAGAAGACAAGCTCTAGCTACCATGCTAACTCGTTGACTGCTGGCTATCAGTTTACTCGTGCAAGGTTTGCAAACGGAATTGAGATGGAAGTATTCCACGTTCCAGCTTTCGATGACACGACCGTAAACACAGAAATCAATCCTAAGACTGGATTCCCTTACGAATCTGAGCGTTATGTATTCCTTGATTTCTCAGGCGAAGGTATGGAGTCAAACATTAAGCTTGTCCGTAAGCGTGATTCTATGATTATCCGCTACATTGAGGGTATGGCTTCACCGTTTGGATATACCAATCAGGCATCTGTTGCTCATGCAGGTGACTACTACGAAATGCACGCACATGAGCAGGTAGGTATTCACATTGAGGACATCACTCGCTGTGGAATGCTTATTCCTAAAGTATCGTAATTCATAGGGGGAGGGTGTTTGCTCTCCCCCAACTTTAAACAACAAAACATATGAAATTCGTAATTCGACCAATCGAAGAAAGTAATGACAATAAACCGTGGTTAAGTGCCACACCGGATCAGATACAGCGCACACGCTATGAAGATCCGTTGGTTGTTGGAGGCAAAGTACAGATTGACCTTACTGATGACGAACTAAAATGGATACAGGAGCAAACGGGCTATAACGTAACTCGCACTTGCCCTGACATTCGTGAGCATGATTTTTGGGGAAAGAAGGGACTAGGTTTGTTGATATTGGAGCCGTATGCTAAAGTAATGGATGATAAGAATCCTATGGATTTAATCCAGCTTGGTTTGGCACGAGCATCTGATACAGTATGCAACAAACAAAAAGATGGTAATCCGGGAATTTGTCCGGGAGCGATGTATGAGTTGATTAGCGATGGTGATGATGTGGTAGCAGCAGCAAGTGCAGCACAGCAACGAGCAAAGGCTTATGCTGAATACATCAAGATGACCAATGCCCAAAAAGTACACATCTTAGCCTTGTTGGGCAAAGAGAATGCAACTGGGCAATCGCAGGAGTACATTGACATGAAGGTAGAGCAGTTGGTACGAAACCAAACGGAAGAATTCCTACTCTACACCAACATGGACAAGAAAGAAGTACAAGTGCGTTCGGTGATTGAGATGGCTATTATGAATCGAATTTTTGTACGTCAAGGTACGCAGGTGGTCTATGATGACTTGGTGATTGGCTATGACAAAGAAGAAGCAGTTGCCTATCTGATGGATCCACAGAACCAAAAGTTTTGGCTGCACCTTGTTAAAAAAGTAAATGAAGAATGACCGTAGAACAAATGCACTATGAAGTTCAACTCCGGTTAGACAGAGTTGATTCTGAGTCGTATCCAAATTTGGAAATACCTGAATTGGATGTCCAATTAAATAGGGCGCAGGAAATATTAGTGCGTACGTTAGCTGCGGGAAATAAAGCAATGGGGTCTGAAAAAGATCAGGCAGCCATTGATGCTCTGCGAAAAATTGTAATGCCGGATGTTCAGTTAGAGTTAGACGACTATGACGAAGATTCGGTCATTGCCTTTCTTCCTGAAGATTATTTCTATCATTGGGGAACCAGAGTAAAGATAACTAAGGATAATTGTCCAGATAGGACGACAAGAGCTTATATAGGCCAGCATGATGACATTCATAGAGGGTCGGCTTTATTTGATTCTGATTATGCGTGGGGAGAAGTAGTCGCATTATTTTTCGATAATAAATTGCGGTTATTCCAAACTGATTTTACAATCGACTCCGCATACATGACATATTTAAGGCGACCTGCATATATTCATTGGGCTGAAGCATATGGAGGCTATGCTTTACCGGATGGTACATTACTAACGGGAAAGCAGGACTGTGAATTAGCGGACTCAATTCATCAAACATTGGTGGATTTGACAGTTGCGTTGGTGACAGGAGATTTAGAATCTAATTTTCAAAGTTCACTAACCAAATTAAAATTGAATTATTATGAGTAGTATTATG